TAGATACAGTACAACAACTATATCGTTATAGGATTTAATACAGTTCATTTAGTTTACCTATATAAGGTGGTCAATAGGTTGGTCAATAGGTTGGTCAATAGGTTGGTCAATAGGTTGGTCAATAGGAAAATCAAAAACGATAGTTTAGCCATTGATAGGGAAAACAATCGGACCATCTTAAAGCTATCAATAGGACCATCAATAGAACTATTAAAGGCTTGATACCTCTTTTTAAATGAGGCCCTGCAGGCCCTGCAATGGACCCTTTGACAATCCCTAGGACATTGGCTGAGGTCCTCTCAAGATTCTGATAGGTAAGAGGGGGGTTTCCGCCTGCCCCGATACGTAATCACCCTCTCATAGTTTTTCGCCAAAACAAAAGTTGGGAATAACCAAAGGACAATCCAATAGCCCCACATAAAGGATAACCAATAGACATCCAATAGAAGGAATCTTAGAGATATGGTGTTGTAGTTAGGACTATTAGTTCCATCACACAACATCACATCTCAGAGTCCTATCTCAGGGGTTCCCCCTTAGTGCAACCTTTGCTACATCCAAGTAATTCCTTTAGGTTTTTGTCCTACAGCATGGTCCATGAACCTCTCTAATCCTCTAGTAAATTCTTCTGCTTTCTGCAGTGTAGCTAAAGATTCACTGTCAGCATCCATCTGTTCTGTCCAGTAAGCGACAGCCATACTTAGAGCATCTAAGCGGTCATCATGGATGATTGCTCCCCTGTCTCTAGTCAATCGAGTCATCTGGTAGAACAAACTATAAGAAGGTTCTGGTGCGCTGTCGTAGTCTTCCTTAATGAGCTTCTCATCGACTATCAATCGGTGTTGCATCATCACAGGTTCAAGGGTGTCTATCATCCTCATCTCTTTCTGAGTGGAGTGACGGACTTCTTCTATAGATACCTTGTGGATTCTATTAAGGATAGGTGTAAGTAGCTTCACATACATACCATCACCAAAGTTACTCTCCACAATCACCATGTTCACGGACTCTTGTTTAGCCACTGTGGACAAACTGGTTAAAGTTTTGTCCGAGTAACCACCCGTAAAGCCACCTATGCGAGTGACATATAGATAACCATTAAGCATCTTCACAACAGCGTAAGCAGTCTCATCTTTACCTCGACCAGATGGGTCAATGGCAAGCACTGAGCCTGTGAAGTCCAGCATGTCATCAGACATCCACATGGGTCTATAGAACTTGTCACCAGTGAACCCAACGATAGGCACATTCTCTACTATCTGTGAGGGACCTGAAGCCCATGCTAGGTCTGTCCAACCTTTCCTTGGGTTCAACGCAGTCACCATCAAATCTGATAGCTTAAGAGGGTACTTATCAGCGTCTGCTAGTGTTGTATCCAGCATAAACTGTAGGGCAAAACCAGCTTTACCATAGGATGCTTCACGCTCCATAAGGTCTATCTTGGTGAATCTATCTGGCTCTGTTGGTAACCCCTCTTGAGAGGCTCTATTAAGCTCTATAAAGGGTGCTAATCTACCCTGATACATTGCTGATTGTTTGTCTGTAGGGTAGCGAGAAGGCCATATACGAATCTCATAGCCACGTTCTGGTAGCAGGTTGTATATAGACATCTCAGTCTGTGGTGTACCGAGGTAAATAACACGACCATCAGGCTTTAATACAGCATCAAACTCTTTGATTGCCTCTGATAGTTTGTCTCTCATAGTCTGAGTGGCAGAGTTGTTTGTAACTTCCACGTCATCAGCAATGATAGTGTTGGCACGGGACCCTGTAAGCTGACCTGAGATACCCACGGACTTAACCGAGGGAGAGTGGTCAGGCATGGAAGGTCCAACATCAAATGCAATGACAGAATCACGTTGCCCATTCTTTGTTCTAAGGTGAGCTAGCAGTTCAATCTCATTGATAAGTCTTTTGGTAAACGTAGAGAAGGCATCAGCACGTTCTTTGGATGCAGACACAACTAATATCTTATGTTGAGGGTCACAGTAAAGTAACCACACCACATACGCAGAGGTTATCCATGACTTACCTATGCCACGGAAAGCTTCAATGACACAACGTCTAGGTCCTACTTGGAGATAGTTCCCCATGTCGTACTGGATGGGTGTGGGGTCTGGTAGATTAAGAGTCTTCCATACTATGTATAGAAACTTTCGGAAGTCTTTCTTGATAGGGTCGTTCACTACGGGTGTAGCCATGCGTTACCTAGTGGTTAAGTGGGAGTTCGTCTTCATTAAAATCTGGAAGAGCGTGGATAAGATTGTCCAATGGGTTGCCTTGCGTAGGTACTCCATCAACACCATTGTCTTTTAGAAATTGACGGGCCACGTTGAGGATACTTGCAGATGTTTCACCTGATTGGACTTCTGTTAATAATTGATTGGCTAACTCTTGGTGTAAGTCCGCCATGATTGCTTCTAGTTTGGTATTACTCATTTAGTTAGTCCTTTTGTTTTCTCATAGGAGCGCAAACCGCCTAGACCTAAGAGGGACATTACGAGTGTTGTGAGTTCTGCTGATTGAATAGAAGGGAGTTCTGCTGGTAGTGCAAAGTAAGCATTGATGAGTCCAGCAAATGGAAGGATAAGGAATTGGTAACCAAGACCAACTGCACATACCCAACCAATCGCAGGTCGCCAACCAGCCACCCACACCGACTTATGCTTGGCACTTTCTATATTCGCCATTGCTTGCAGTATGTGTGGTTTCTGGAGAAGTTGTTCAACCTTTAGAGCAGCATTTGCTTTCTCTTCATCTGAGGTGAACAGGTCATCAAGGCCATTCATTACACTCCCTGCAATCCCTGCAAGGGGGTTTAGAGATGACATATATAAAATCCTGGCATGTTAAGTTCCCATCCATCTGGACAGGACTGAAGTACCAACACCACCAAGACCAATTGAAAGAAGCATTGCTCCAGCAAGGAATCCCTTGCCTTTGACTAGTTGTTTCTCTAGGTCGTTAATGCGGTTGGATAGTGTGACTGTTATTTCATTTAATGTTTCGACTTGAGTGCCTAGCGTTTCTACTAGGGTCACTAAGCGTCCTGCATCATAGTCCGTCATTTGGGACATGAGTATTAACCTCTATAGTAGATTGCGATTCCAAACAGTAAGCCCATAGCAAGTATCATGCAGACACCAATGTTGATTCCTAACTGTAAGTCTTTCTGTAACTTGGCTGCTTGCCTAGCTTTCTTCTTTATTACAGCAGCTTCTTCTTCTCTGCGTTTCCTGTGCCATTCGGCTTCAAAGCGAACAAAATCAGTCCAACCACCAAGTCGGCTCTTTTTCATATGCCACTCAAGATTGGCTCTTTGGATTCTTTGCTGCTCTTGGAATTGCCAACATTCTAAGGCTGTGCCTTTACTACCACTGTCCCCAGCTTTTTTCTGAACTTCATGTGTCGCTGAGAAATAGTCGGTAAGTGAGCTACCCATATCGTATATGGACTTGCCGTTCTTGAATGCGGTGGACACTGTTTTATACAGACTATTACAAAGCATTATTTCCGCTAACATAGCCATAACCTCGCTGAGTAGTCTTGGGTTTCGTAAGGTTGTTTAGATGGTTGGACGACTAGATATTCGATGGGTCTTCGGGCTATTTGAGACACCTGTGGCTCTATGATTAGAGCCTTCCCCTCTGGGAGAAGGGAAGTGCTTTGGTGAACTAGCGGTAGCCCTGTGGGGCTAGACCACATCTACTTCTTCTTTGGTTTCTTGGTAGGTTTTGCTGGGGGACGGCCTTTTGTAGTGCCGTATGTACCTTTGCCTTGTGGCATAATTACTCTCCTATTCTGGGCTTGATGCTGAGTCACGTTCAGTGCGAGTGCTGTAATCTTCACGGGCTGTCACCAGAGCCACAAAGTCTGCTTGATTGCTTGGAATACTGTCTGTAAAGCTATCGTCATTCATTAGCTTTGTAGTCCACTCAGTCTGCATACGTTTCCAACAGTTGTTCTTCTTGCCGTTGACTGCATCTTGCACCCAATCGTTGATGCTGAGTAAATCGTTGAGCATCACCGCTTGTTCTGTGTCTGTTAATTCTACTGTGATTGTTAATGTTGTCATTAGTATTTCCTCGTTTATGGTGGGTTATTTCGCCCGATTGTTTAACAAACTAAGTAGCCATTAAAATAAGATC